ATTGAATTTATCTTGAGTAAGAATTTCAAAACTACCGTCAGAACGTGTGAGTGTATATCTTTCTTCGTCAAAAGGCAAGAATACTTCATTTGCACCAGCTGAAATAGCTCCAGTTGATCCATTTTGAATATTTACAGTAAATCCTTTTCTAATAACCAGATTTGCGTTGTCTAAATCTGCAGACTCCACATTCACATTAGGCATCAAGCTGTAAAGTGACTCATTATCAGCTACATTTCCACCATTTGTTCTCTGAAGATTTGTCTTGAGAACGGAAAGATCACCTACTTCAGTAAATGCGGAGGGGAGACCACCTTCAATATACGCTGTAATTGTCTGAACACCGACAATTTGGATAGAATTCGTATTTACCTGAGAAACACGAGCGATATTGGGGAAATCTACAGCTGGATTTGAGAATTGAATCAGATTACCAGTTGTTACAATACCAGGCCATGCTGTTCCTGGTGAACTTACCGTCGAAATACCATTATGATGTGGAGTAATTGATGCAACACCAACAACATCATCCACTTGAGGGATAACATCAGCGGTAAATGTACCAGCAGCACCTACAGAACCGAAAAGTGATTGAACATCGGAGATTTCAAAGTTATTAACATCAACACTTGTACGTGCATTTGCTGATTCACCATTAAATTCCAGTCTTTCACCAATAAAGAAGTCACCCTGAACACAATATGCGGTAAGTGCCGTACCTGCAGAGATTGAGTGTCTCAGATATGCAGTGGCTCCACTGGATTTACCTTCAATAAAGACTGGAGTGGTGAGAGTTGCAGGTGTATTCAGCTCAAGTTCGGTATACATCTGCATATCATATACAGATACATCCCACTTATTGGTATCGGGGTATACAGAGTCATATGCACCGCTCTCAAGGGCGGAATCATAGAACCTTGCAATACCAATTTCTTTACCATTTGCAATGGCTTGGTCAGAACCAACTCTATTATCTCTCAGGCTAATAAAGTTGTCAGTATCGAATCCAAGATTAGGAGCACCAAAGGCTCTATTTACAGTGAAGGATGGACCAAAGGAGAATTGAACAGACCTACCTTCAAGAAGTTTGGTGGTTCTAGGCTTAGGGAAGTCAAGGAAAGTGGGTCCTCTAACTTCTACCTCATATCCTCTTACATATGCTTTACCGGGAGAGATCTTATAGATTCCAAGATCATCACTTGGTGTATTACCCTGATAAGTAACCTGATTGGGATTGTAGATACCTCTATTACCAAATCCATTGTTCAAACTGTCATGAACGGTGGTGAGGAAGTCACGAACATAATAATGACCAGACTCATCAAAAGTTCTTCTAGCCAGTTCATCACCAAGAATGTTGTAATCAGTACCAGTATTGATTTCTCTCAGAATACCATTCTGAACTTCCGCCAACTGAACAAAGTTCTGGTCATCAAAATCATCAGATGCCTTCTTAAAGAGAGTGGCAGAAATTTTGAATCTATCAGCACCAGGTGCAGTGTAATTATTGAATCCCTGAGCATTGTCAGTCAGACTGGGATCTTCATCTGCAGATACAATACTTTCAACAACATTCAAACCAATTCTGAAACTGGGTTTGTTGTTATATTGATCAAGAATTAGAATCTGATCAGCAACATCAACAAAGTGACCTCTTAGGAAGTAAACACCATTTGAGAGTCCAAAAGCACTACCAACTGCATTAGCTTGGACAGGAAGAGCCTTTGCAAAACCTTCATTAGCTCCAATAAAAGTAGTTGCAAATGTGATATTCTCACTAGTGAGGAGAACCTCATCATCAAAGAATGTTTGAGTGGCAGCATCAGTGGTCGATGACTCAAAGTAATCGACATACAGAGTGTAGTTTCCTCTCTCAGATTGTTCGTTTGTGATATATGAACTTACTCTTGCAGTAACACCAGAAGATTGACCAACAATCAACTTACCAACTAGTTGGTCAAGATACAAAGAAACAGGAACACCAAGATACTCGGGTTCAATCTGAATAGCATAGTAACTACTCAGATATGTAAGCTGACCAGGAATTACCTTTGCACCTTCTCTAAAGAAGTGCTGACCCATATCCTCAACCTGATTCTGTAGAATAGATTGGAGATTGTTTAGCTCTCTAGCCTGAACAGGGTATGCGGGTTTGAATAGTACCTTATAATAGTTACTCTGGGGATCAAAGTCGTCAAAATAAGGAGCTACATTGAGATTAGTTTCCTGTGGCATGATTTCTTAGAATTGCAAGATAATTTTGACATCTTCTTTTTGGGAACTAGACCTCGTTACCGATGGTCTGTTATCAACGTAAATGACATTTCCAGAGAACTTTTCACTCTCGGGATTTGCTAAACCATTTACAAAATTCTGACCCAGATAATATGTACGACTATTTAGAACTGTTGAGACACCTTGGAAAGATGTGTTAATTGCCAAAGTCGCGGATCCACCAAGGACATTCAAGTTACCACCACCAGCGATATCAGAGGTAAACTTATTACATCTGAAACCATATGTGGGGTCTGAGTTCAGAGAACCGTCAGAGTTGAAACCTGCGTTTGTTCTATCTTGCCAATACTTCAGAACACCTGTGACTTGATCGTATGAAACAACACGACCAACTGCTGTCGAACCTAAACCAACAGTTTGAGTAATCTCACTGTCAGGATCAAATGTTGCAGAACTATATCCAATACCAGTCAGACGAACTGCATAGAGTGCACTTGCCTTATCCGTTTCCAGGATATCAGAGGAATTATAAGAGGTTGGATTTTCAATCAAACCAACTCTTGCGAATTGGTTACCAGTAATGAAGTCAGGGTTCTCTGTATCATTCTCAAATCTTGCATAAGTCAAGACGTTATATGCACCAAGCTCACGATAGATATCTGAACCGTGTCCACCTGGAGGTGGAATCATAACGTTGAATACTGGTGAAGTTGTTCCAGTCGGAACGTTACCAGCCAGAAGATCTACAGTGCCGTAGGAATAACCTCTACCACCTTTTGATACAGTGATAGTTTCAACCTTGGAATCGTTGTTGATAACGATAGTGGCTTCCGCACCGAACCCGTCTCCAAGAATAGGTACTCTTGTATAGGTTGAGTTAGCCGTTCCTAGACCAACACCACGGTTTCTAATAGTGACGATCTTGAGTTGACCACTTAAAGATGCGTTCTCTCTTACTGCAGCGTCATCAGTACTACTGTACCAGTCGTTTGGTACAGGGATATAGTTGGTAGAGTCGAACTTAACTGCCTGACTTGGTTTGATAGTATACAAATACTTCCAGATGTAACCATCACCACTGTTACCTGCCTCTCTAGGTTCCAGATCGGTGAATGTTGGTTCATCCAGAGAAGGTCCACCCTGGAAGTTATTCTCAGGAGTGGCGTTATTATACAAACAAATATAAACTCTAAAATCAGAGTTCATTACATAATAGTTCGCTGAGTAGATATCAAACGAACCAGAGGGTTGTGAAGGGTTGTTACGAGTAATATCGTTTCTCCACATATCATAGGTGATACCTGAAGCCCAACCAATCTTTCTTACAACTTGACTAATATCAGAAGAATTGATCTTCTTCAAGGCCAACATCGTATCCCAATAGTCATTCGACTGATCCAAAGAATCCTTTGGAGCAGGAGGACTTGTGTCCCAGTCAGATTGATAGTTTTCTGGGTTAGGTAAACCAATAAATGCGTAATAAGAATTTTGGCTGGATTGGACACCAGCCACAAAATTCTTCGCATTTAGAATACGAAGTTGATCAGTAATTATCGCAGCCATTTGAAAGAGGACTTTTTGTTATTTATCAGGCTGTGTAGTCAGTGAACTTAAGTGGATTGAAACGAGATAAGACACCACCCGTTGAAATACCAATTACACCATTTGTTCCGTAGAAGTTAAATGATGATGGTGTCTCTCTCCCCTCAAACTGAATCTTACCCCAACTAAACTCACCCATATCTGCGGCTGATGTATCTGATAGGCCAGAGTTTGTGTTAATACCAACTGTGATTCTTTGAACTACAGTCGAACCTACACCGGGGACATTTCCATATCTAGAAACAGATGATATAACTTGATATACATTATCAAGATTAGTTGTAGAAACACCAAGTGTACTTCCACCGACATCTTTAGATTCAAAGTTACCGATTGACAGGTTTGTGTTGTAGATAGTGACATAATCGTTTGCCGCAAGTGTACTTACTGTGACACTTGAACCAACATATTCAGCATCTCTCATAAAGGAGTTGACTGGAATAAACAGATCAAAGTAAATCTGTTGTGATCCACTAGCTCCAATAGCGACAACCTCACCAAAGTCTCCTGAGTATCCATCAACACCGATCTCTTCTCTAATGATGGTAGGTTCACCAATCAGAACAAGAGGTGGTTGAGTGTTAGTATAACCGGTTCCAGGTGAAGTAACAGTTACAACTCCAACACCATCACCATTGAGTGTGAGGATTGCAGTTGCGGTTGTTCCATCAAGTGGAGGTGCGATGCTGACATCAACCGACTGTGTATAACCAGCACCTACATTAGTAACACTAATAGAAGAGATAGTTCCGAGACCAGAAACAACTGCCGTGGCTGAAGCTCCGACCACTGAATCCTGTGAAACAATCTTCACCTTATTCTGAAAGTCTCTATCATTAGACTCAGAGAAAGTATTAAAGAGAGGTCTAACACTATCAACATAAGCGACAGTAGAACCAACACCAACGGGTTGAATTAGATATGACGTAGGATAGATTTCAGGTTCATACTCAACTCTATCCTTACCAACTTCTTGACCGTTAATGATCTTGTCAATCTGTTGTCTACACCAAGTTACAGGTCTAATCAGAGTGGTGTCACGAGTGATACCAGGCCCATTGTACAGGTTTGTTGAGACAGAGTCGATAGTGTTAATACCAACAACAGTTCTTACGTCTTCGTCAAGTCCAATACCTTGACCGACTTCTGGGTTATTGTTAATATTCAGAGTATCACCGACCTTGACTGTTTCAAGAACATCGGTAAAGATAACATCAATGTCTCCACTACCTCTGTAGAAGAGTACTTTAGAGATATCTCCCTGTTGTGGAGCTTCAACAAATTGGACAGTACCACCACCAGTGAAGTTGTATGCAACTTCTGGTTGTTGGAGAACATCATTAATGAAGATAAGGAGAGTCTTGTCAACTTCAACTGGTGAACCAGGTTCTGACTGAATAGACAGTGGACGATCATTGATAGAAAGTCTGAATGACTTATTGACTCCATCAAACTGTGAATTGAAGTTGTCAAGAACTTGAAGTTGACCAATAGAGAATCCATTGAATTGATCACTGTAGATTTCATCAACAGTAATTTGGAACTCACTGAATGTTCCACTTGTTGGAATACCAGTGGCTCCACCAACAGGAACTGTCAGGATCTCTTTGTTTCCGTAAGCGAAACCGTGGTACTTGATTTCATAATCAACCACACTACCACCAAGTCCGACCTGAATATCGATAGTGGCCGACTGACCAGAACCAACAACAGAATCACTACTGTAGATAAGTGGGATATTGGTGTAAGAAGCTGGTTCGTCAATCACAAGTTCAGGAAGGTCAGTTCCTGTGTATCCTGTTCCTGCGTTTGTGATGGTGACACCTGTGATGTGTCCATTAGAAACAGTAGCCGATCCAATGATATCAATATTTGGAGTACCAGTGGATGAAGTTTGTACTCCTACGAATACGGTTCCAAGTCCAGTTCTGTATCCTGAGCCAGAATTACCAATACTTACAGCCGTGATAGAACCACCAGCCGATACTGTAACTGTACCACCAGCCGATACAAGAGGTTGATAACCACCACCCTCAGTAGAACCAATTGATATGATGAAACCACCAACAGGAAGATTGGTTCTGTTGGGGTCATAACCAAACGAGGCTCCGGTCTCATCAAACCTGATGGAGGTAATACCAGAATTTTCAATCAGATCATAAGTACCTTGATCAGCTTGAGCACCCTGTGGTTCTTGGAAGATATTGTTGATAAGAATAATGGCATTGTCTGTGGAATATCCAACAGTATTCAGTGTCTCACTTCTGAGAGTAAATTCACTTCTAATACCAGTGAATTCTGTAGAGAAGTCATCGAATACATTATTAGCAAAATATGTTTCTCTATTACTATTGACAGGAGCACTTCTCATAAATGTTCTTCCTTGGAAGGTGGAATGAGTTGTCAGACCTGTGAAGTCTCTGTTGTCTGGGTCACCAGTTGTAGTAGAGAGAGGAACAGCACCATATGGAGGTGATACGAAGTGAATCGTACTATCAACAATATTATATGTTCCAGATACCTTTGTAATAGTAGAACCATTACCGTGAGGCTGAAGTGCAGTTCCCAACTGTCCTCTAAGAACAGACAGGGTTCCTTCCCCACCAACACCAACTGTCTGAACAGTCATTAACTCTTCGCCAATCTTAATAATATCAGCGGCCGCAATAGATGTGATTCCAGTAGTTGGAAGAATCTGATCAAACACAACACTATCGTTCAGAACTGCCGTGATGGGAGTTGGTGAAATGGGTGCCTGGATCATATTATCAATTGCGATCAGGGCCTTCGCATTTTGTTTCTTAGCCGTGATGTGATGAGAGGTTCCAATACCAACAGAAGTGAAGTTGAACACCTCAGGGTTGAGCCTCAGTGCCTTTTCCGCCGTTTCAGCGAAACGAACACTACCATCACCAATCTTCACAACGAACAGATCGTTAGGAAGTTTATCAGTTACAACTCCAGCCACTGTTGTAGCTGCAATTCCTACGGCTTGAGTTGAACCAGGGCCATCAAATGTGTAGGTTACATTCTCACCAGTTACGAAGAAGTGTTCCTTCAGGAACAAAGTGTTTTCATCAAAGTCAAAAGTGGTATCCTCATCTCCATTAAATTGTCTTCTGAAGATAGGAAGACCATCATGTTTCAAACCAAAAGCTGTCTTCAATTCGAGTTTAGTACCTTGATACTCACCAGTTCCAGAAACATAATCTACATTATTCAGATCAAGGTGAGTAGCATCTTGATTATCATCGAAAATCTTCGATTCAATACCAAAGGTTCTGACCTCAACATCCACATTAGCGTTTGGAGTATAAGTCAGGTTTGTGTATCCAGTGGTGGATGTCACTCCAATCTGACCAATAGAACCTCCTGTTCTAATGTTAGCCCATTCAACGATAGACTCGTTAGACTCAGAAGCGATAACAACAACCTCAAACATCTCATACTGGTTGGTGGTATTATCCTCTACAGATACGATATAGTATCCGTTAGCGTATGGTTCCTCAAACTGAACAACTGTGTTAGCTGAGGGTGAACCAGAGGCAGAGATTGATTTATAACCAGAAGTCAGTCTAGACTCTTGGAAAGCGATGGTAGAAATACCAGTCTCACCAGTCGAGAGTCCAACAATAGAAATATTAGTTTTGACAGTTGTTCCAATATTTGGTGTAAAGTCAAGAACCATATTACCACCAGATAATCTAGCACCAAATGTACCAAAACCAGAGTTAGATGAGTATTGACCTGTCTCAGTGGCCATCTCACCATACTCCAACATATGGACATTTGTTCCATCGTGAATCAGGTTGAACTCACCAACGGCATATTCACCATTCACAATATCTTCCTGAAGAACAAGTGCTTTTACTGATCTGTAAGATGTTCCAATCGATACGATACTTGCAGTTACACCATTGTTTGTTACTTCACGATTGGTATCAAGAAGACAGGCTGAACCAAGAGCAGTTGAACCAATTGAATTGACATTATCATGAATACTGATGCTCATGGTGGATACATCATAAGTATTGAATTCAGTTTTCACAGGATAGAACTGAAGGTTCCAACCATCTGCAGTTGCGAAGTAATCAAAGAAACCAAGTTCAGGATAGGTCTCGGTGGTTGCATACTCTTGCATGTAACCGATACTGTTGGTTTGGAGAACAGAAACAATCGAAGATTGTCTCTCGTCAGTGAAGACTCTATCTCTTACAAGAGTGAATACTTTGTTATAGATGTCATTAGCCTCAAAGGCTTCAACATCACTGAAAGGAGTTTGTCTCTCATTACTGAAGAAAGTACTACTGAAGTCATCGATATCTAGAACTCTGTTTCCTACTGACTGGAAGTAGTCAGAGAGAATTCTGTTCTCAAAGTAAATCTCATCTGATACAAGTTGACCATTGACATCAAAGTGGTTCTCTGTGACAAAGTCAAAGTCATAGAAACAATACAGAGCTGCACTACTGATAATATCAGTTGTAGTATCTACATCAGAATCAAATGGTTGAGCAATACCCAGTGGGTTCTCCTCAATACTCTCAACCTGAAGGTCGGAGAACTTATCATATCCAGAGATATGATTCAGTGAAGATACAGGGTCTTCCCACGTATCAAGTGAAATTCTAGATTTGATAGAGTATGAGAAATTCTGATAATACTCATTATTAGGTGTTCTCTGAAGATTGTCATTCAGGAAACCAGTATTTCTCTGCCAACCATAAGTGACAGTAGCACCAGCTCCTGTTGTAATCTCTGCATCAAAGTCATACTTAGTGTTGATAACACCTTGTGTGTTGGATGTGAAACCTTTTACAATCTTTCCAACTTCATATTCAACATCTGTATCAACTTTAAGTGTTTCGGTAATAGGATTCCAAGATTCAACTTTACCAGTCGCTCTATCTTCATAGAAAACAACTTCGTCCTTCAAGAACATATTTGTCTTGAGTTTGGGATCAAAGATTGGGAAATCAACAATTGCAATAACTCTACCCGATGAGTTGAGTAGATCAACCTCACCAGGGACATCACTATCACCCAGATAATCCACCAGTGAATAATCAACATATCCACCAGTTCCACCAAGTGCTGCATCAAATCCAGTCACAGTGAAGAACTGATAACTATAATCTTCAGAGTTATATCCTCTACCAATTGAACCAACACCTACATTCAGATTCTCAACAAAGATTTGAGCTCCCGTGGTGTATGGGAATTGATTCATATCACTGAATGTTCCATCAAAGAACAATCTTACAGACTTAGTTGAAGGTGTATATGTAAGAGATGCAATACCTACACCATTCGAGTTGTTGATAGGAATAATCTCAGGGGTGACATCATAAAGTCCAGTGGTATTCTGAAGGATGGTGACTTCAGTATCACCAAGGTGATAGAAGATATCCAGATCAGGAACAACATTCCTTGTGAATCCATCAAGAACAACCAGGTCAGGTGCTTGAAGATAATTTCTACCACCAGAACTAATACCAATAGATTCAAAAGACTTGAGTGATTCAAGTTCCAGAATCTCAGGTGGATTAGCGATAGGTCTTACTGTTGTATCAGTTGGATAATCAAATCCAATGTTCTGTGCGTTGAACTTAACTCTTTGAATTTTACCAATAGAATTACTCAGTGGCTTCAGGATTGCACCACTACCGATATCTGTGGATACGGTCGAGATACCAGGAAGAACCTCATAGTTGGCTCCATTGTCCAACATCGAAATACGAGAGATAGGTCCGTATGCGTTGGAGGAAGTTGTCTCATAAGTTGAGACAGAATTAGTCACATTGTATGTTGGGACATCAGGAATGAATTGGATATTATAGGAGAATGTGGTATCACCAACTCCAGTGATAGAATGAACACCATCATATCTGGTTTTAATAACACTGATTTCGTTGTTTGAGTTTACATCAGTATCAACAACAATCTCGTTCTTAACATCAACAATAATATCATTATTGATAGGAACAAAGTTGTACCAAAGGTTTGTAGGAACTTCATCACTGATGGTAATTGTCACATTAGCATCACTATCAATACCAGTTAATCCTGTTCTTTGAACTTCAAATACAGATGTTGATTCTGTGCTATCAAACACATTAGAAAATTCACTGTCTGTATAGAATCTTAGTTCATACGCAGGATAACGGACACCACTCACAACAAAAGAGAGTGAGGAATCACCAAGATTAAACTTGAGTTTATTATTTCTCTTGACTTCCAGAGGAGGATTGATCTTAGTGAGAACACCAGTTCCAGTAGATGTAATATCAACGACAGAGGGTCTTGACTTTGAAAGTTCAAACTTCTGTTCTACAAGTTGAAGTGAATTACTATCGTAAGGGTAGATGTAGTATGTCTTACCATCAGTCAAACCACCAATAGCTGACACCTCTTCATACAATACCTTATCACCTTCAACAAAGTCATGACCAGTAACAATCAGTGTGTTTTTAATAATATTAGTAGTTGTGATATTGTTCCCATCAAATAGGATTCTTCTACTGGTGTTATCATATTTTACGTTAATCTCTTTAGTATCAGTAGGTTTGACTGAGACATAAACAGTATCGTTTTTCTCCAGACCGTGTGTGGAGGATGTGGCAACATTTACAGTGATCTTGGAGATATTACCAGTCAATACATTATCTTTGTCTGTTTTAAGACTATGATAATCATCAGTGGGAACAGAGGTGAAGAACAACAACGAAGTCGTGGTTCCTACACCAACAAAAGATCCTTCAGTACCCATACCAATCTTGTTGGTAGAAAGACCGATGAAATCATTATTGACTGGTGCAACATAGAAGAAATCATAACTATCAAGTGTCTTGGAGATAGTTCCAATACCATTCCATACACCAATAGCGGTTCCGTCCTGTTTATTGTAATATACTCTATCGTTTACATCCAGACCATGTCCTGGAATATAAATCTGTTGAGTGGGAATGAACTTCTGCCTAATACCGACACCAGGATCAGAGAATACAGATGTACTACCGAGTCCAACAGTTCCGACACCTACGACCTCTTGAGGATAGAAGTAATACTCTTTATTGACTTCCAGAGCATTGGACGTTGATAGACCAGAAACATTCAAACGGAACTTACGAGGATCTTCAAATAGTACAGTTCTGTTGGTGTGAGCCAATCCACAAGAGATTCCATCGTATTCTCTTCTAACACGAATTCGCTTAGCTCTATTATCAATATTCAGAACTTTGATATTTTCAGTTCCAATACCAAGAATATCATTTTCTCTCAGAGTGGGATAGTTAAGGTCTCCAGTAATGTAGAAATAAGTTGTGAGACCAGTCTGAGCTGTACTACCAACACCCAATGTTAGAAGGAAGTTGTCAGTTCTAATACCAATCCTAGCCTGACTAATACCAGAGTATCCATCATAAGTTGTGGACAATCCAGAAATTGTGATAGCCTCAAAATTAGAGAAGGGAATGGGTGATGTAGAAAAACCAATAAACTGATTCAGAGAGTTGATATTACCAAACTCAACTCTCTCTACAGAAGTTGAGTCATAGTTAATGTAATTTACTTCCGCACCATCAATTCTATCAACTCTTCCTTGAGCGTCAGTTCCACTTGTTCCTTTATTGTTGAATAGAATACGGTCATTAACCTTATAGTTGGTACCACCAGTGAGAATGCCAACATTCTCAACAATACCCTTTGATGCACTAATGATATCAAGAGTTTGGTTTTTATCTTTATCTGAGTTGAAGATATATTCATAATCACTGTTGTCATCATTGGTATGATAAGCAGCTGTGTTTCTGAACCACTCACCATTCTCAAAATCATAATCATTTTGATTAGTGAGAGTTTGGAAGTTATTCAGATTGGGTTTGGAATAGAATGAATTACCAATCAAATATGGGAATACAGGTCTCTTGAAGTTCTTGAAAGGACCTGCAGAATCAACAGTGAAAGTATTCAGAGTTGAGAAGTAACAATATCTTCCATTTGGATAGTCTGGAGTCACACAGAATCTACCATTGTGTTCATCGAGGTTACCTCTATCAGTGAAGATGTAGTCTTCAATGAAATATCCAAGAGGGAACAATGAAGTAGGAGGCCTATTCTGAGGATTGGTTCTCAGTTCGTAACCAGAAACCATCTGTGAGATGTTACCACCTTGAGGGTCAGTAAATCCATAAGGACCATAGATTGGGTTACCATCATATGCCCAACCGATGATAGGAGAGTGATACGAGTTAGTTCCCTCAATACCACCACTCAGTGTCAAGTCTGCAATACCATACTGAGTCACACCTGAGGAGTCAATGACATAGGTGGTTTCTCGTAGAGGTCTTGGTGCATAGACGTGACAATACTCTAGTGAAGTATCATCAATACTCTCACTCACGAAACCATCATCACCTTCGATGTTATCAAAGTTTCTCTCAAATGTATTGATATTCCAATCTCTAATAATAGCGTCAGCTACACCGAACTTACCAGCTGCCTCAACTGTGATATTAGTGGCACCTGGAACATAGTCCTGTCCGGGTCTCATGATTTGAACAGAGGTGATGACACCGTTATCAACGATTGGTGTGAGTTGACAGAAGTTACCTTCACCAGTGACAATCAAGTTGGGAGGTGAGTTATATCCAGTACCACCTTCATTGACAATAACATCAACAATACGTCCGTTACTTACGATAGGAGTGAATTGTGCACCACTGCCACTATTAAAGTTGACGTTTGGTTGTCTGTTGAAGTTGACGATCTCAGAAGAACCATAACCTACACCACTTGAGGTAAGGTCGATAGCCTGAATAGAACCTCTGAAGAGTGGTTGAACCTTACACTGGAAGTCTTGTCCAGACTCAGTGGTGATGCCAATCGTACCTTTGACAGAAACTTCAATAGGAAGATAGTTGAAACTACCGTTACCGGTGGTGAATGTATCAACCAGAATATCATTATCATAGAAGTATCTCTTAGCAGTGATACCAGAACCCACCAGAGACAGTGAGAAGGTGTCGTCATCAATCTTACGGATATAGTATTGTTCAGTTGTAGAGAGACCTACGATACCACTAGATGTAGTGGAGTACTTAACAATCTCTGTAGAGTTGTATCCGTGATTAGGAATCGTGAAACGACCTTGTGCCGTGTTGATTCCAGATAAAGGAATAGTTCTTTGGTTGTTCTTATAACCTTCACCAGGGTCAGTGATGTAGATAGAAGAAACAATACTTCTACCACCAACTGCAACAATCTGTTGAGTACCAGTTCCGAAGGAAGTGATATCCACAGTATTGATTCCAGCTCTTGCATTTTCTTCAGAGGTATGAAGTTTGATGGTTGAAGTATCAACTAATTCAACATAGTAGTATGCGTTAGTAGTCAGACCAACGATAGGTGTTCCATCCTTAGCGTCATAACTTACCTTATCACCAAGGTCAAGTTTATGGAAGGTTGTGAAACCAATAGTGTTGTTACCAATATCAATTTGTCTAGCTGTCAGTTCAGAGTTGAAGGACAACACATGAACAATACTGGTCATATTGACTTCAGCTTTAGCCTCACGAGCAGGGTTACCACCAGTGATAGTTACAGTGGGAACATCAACATAACCAAAACCACGGTCAATCAGATTGATACCAGACAGTTGTCCGTTGATTGATACAGTTCCTTCAGCACCAGAACCTGCCGTATCAACGATCTCAAGTACAGGGGGATTGACAATATCATATCCCTCACCTGCACTAGTGATCTCTAGAGATCTCAAGTCACCATACTTCAGGGACTCACCAGACTTGTAGTTGAGAATCTCAACACCGTTGATGAGAATACCGTTGTAGCCAGGTTCTGTGAGGTAGTTTCCAGACTTGGTATCAGGTACCAGAACTTCTCTGACAATACTTTGTGGTTCGAGTTTCTTATTGAAGAAGTCAAAGAAAATAAACTCGTTATCTACTACGTCACCAACTAGATTTACATACTTACTAGAGTAGATGTCAGACCTAGACCTGGACAGTTTGATACTGTTCTGATTAACTCTGTAGACATAATAAACATTACCATCAACACCGTCGAACTTACTTTCGGTTTCTTTTACAATCTCAATACCGTTAGGTGAGATAGTAACGTCTCTGATAATACCTGGCTTGTAGATGATAGCATCACCAGTCAGGAAACCGTGGTCGATATTATTTGTAAGGACAAGAGTTTGGTTATCTGACTCTGGAGAACCAGAGAAAGTAATCTTCTTATCATATGGGTCGGTGAAAGTATCGGAATAGTTAGGAAGTGAGTTAGATGCAACTACAACGTCACCGTTGAACTTCTGA